GATGCCGTGTTCATCTTGTAGCTTGCGTGAATTAGCCGGACGACCCGCCTCAACATACGGCCGGACGATGTCGCGCGCCTTGTCGAGGATCGGCGTCTGGCGTGGCTGTTTGGGCTTAGCGGGTTGTGCTGCACGCTTCACATCCGAACGCGACGGACCTTTTTTGGATTTTAGTTTGGTCTGCAGCGTCTTCTTGACGATGCCCGGTTCACGCTTCTCGGCGTCGCGGATCTGACGGGCTTTATGGATTTGCTTGTGGGTGAGGCCAGTGTCTTTTGTTGTAGGAGCTAAATTCTCTTTTGGAAGTTTGCTCGTGTAGTCGCCACCACGCGCACGAACTTCACCACGCGCCTGTGCGGCATCGTATTCGTCGGCGAGCCGTGCTTCCGCCCGCGCTTCGATGTCGAGCGCGTCGATCTGGATCTGGCGACAGGCTTCGATGATGTCGCCGTGGGCCTTCTGCGCCTTCGCCATCCGCTCCATGTACTTGGCTTCGTTGAAGACAGTCTGGGCTTGATGGTGGGCCTCCAGCACTTCGGCGGCGGTTTTTGCCTTGGCCAAATGCGCGGTCGCCCGGTCGATCAAGGCTGGCAGTCGCTCGATCTGTTTCGCCACTTCCGTCGTCATACTGCCCTCCAGAAAAAGCCGGGGAGAATTTTTGGCTGGTTCTCCCCGGCCAGAGTTTTGGATCACTCATCCTTGTCGTGATTGTCATCGTCGTCGCCAGCGACAACCTTGCCGCCGATCATGTTGCGGCGGGTCTTAGGATCAGTGTTGTAGCGACGTTGCACCACACGAAGACCTTTGCCGATGGTCGCCTTCTTCTCGTTCATGACTTGAACAATGTTGAGCGACTTCGCCTTGGAGCGGATCAAGGTCGCCGCTTCCAGTAGATCAGCCACCAACGAGCCCTCGACCGCCTGCACATCCCAACAAGCTCTGAGATATTTGTCGTATTCAGGCGTTCCGGCGAGCTGTAGATGGACATCATCGACGTAGTCGTTGAAGCTGCGCTCGGTCTTGTTGACCCGCTGCTCCAGATATTCGGCTGCGTTGGCCGGGAGCGGCGGTGGGTCCGGTCGCAGTTGCTGCTGAGCATGCATTCCATTCTCCTTCGCGCCTCTGACATTTTTCCGAAATCGACGCTGGCGCTCGGCGTTGGACATCGGTTTTTCGTAGATCGTTGGTCTTCCCATCGCTCAAAACCCCTTTGAGTTATGGTGCGGCGGTTTCGTTACACCTGTTTTGTTATGGGTAAAAGACCAGCACCACTGACGTTTCAGTAATTTTAAGCCATACACTTTCCGCATGACTTTTTTCGCGCGCGAGGCGAGCGCGTCGAGCCGGATTCGGCGAGTGAATGTGGTTTTGGAGATTTGCTGCACTGCAAATCGCGGAAACGGTTGTAAAATGGCAATCGCGGAAAAAATTATTTTATCCCTTGTTTTATAGCTCCGCGATTTGGTTTTGTAATCGCGGAAATCGCGGAAAACGGCTTCCGCGATTGACAAGGACAATTCCCTCCGGGAATTTTAGGCAATCCCGGAATAGGTGCCGGGATTTGCCGATCACCTACGGTTGTTCGGCAAATGCTTGCCTAAAAATCCCGGAGTTCATGCGAAATTGTCCGAGACTTTTTCGCGGGACTGCAAGCCCAAAAGGGTCCGTAATGCTGGCAGATCAGTGGTTTGTGATCCAGACCAACCCCCAGCGCGAGGCCTTCGTCGAGGACCGATTACGCGACCTCCAACCCTACCTCCCACGCTTCAAAAATCACAAAGGCCGAATCGCGCCGCTTTTTCCGCGATATATTTTTACCCCGGAAATCGCGGAAGTGAGCTACATCACACACACAATTGGGGTGCGCGGTTTGCTCATGGCTGGCGACCATCCGGCGTCGATCAAAGGCTCCATCATCGCGTCATGGAAGGCCAAGGAGAAGGGCGGCATCGTCCAGCTCCCGCCACCACCACGGTTTCGAACCGGCGAACGCCTGACCATCCTGCGCGGTTCGCTGAAGTGGCGATCCGTGATCTACGCTGGCATGTCCGGCAAGGACCGCGAACGTGTCCTGATCGAGATGCTGGGCCAACAGGTCACCATCATTGTCCCAACAGCGGATCTGGTGTCCGAACTTGAGCGACCCCCCAGAAATAGCTTGCGAAAATATCGCGAAACATTTAGTGGCAGAAGCAGCCGGACGATCAACGGATCGTATGATAGGTCATTTTGACCTAACCCGAAATTGCGGAGCGAGCCTTCCGCGCTGGCTTTTTGTAAGCGGTCCTCCTCGCGGTTTCCTCCGCAACAGCCGCCAGAATCCCCAAGCGATTTAGCCTTTCATCGCCCGCATGCCTGATGCGACTAGTCCCCGCAAAACGGCTGGTTTCTGGCGGCTTCGCTTTCCTCGGCTTCACTGAAACGAGACCCCTCGATGCTGCATCCTGAAAATCCACGGGACTGGTACGGCTTGGGTCGATGGAAGACGCGCGCCCATGCCCAGATGCGCGTCCATCCGCTGTGCAAGCACTGTCTGGAGAAGGGCTTGGTCGTCGCCGCTGTGATCGCCGACCACGTCGAGCCGCATCGTGGTGACTGGAATTCTTTTTGGCTGGGCAAGCTGCAGTCCTTGTGCAGGCACTGCCATGAGAGCGGCAAGAAGTATCAGGAGCAACGTGGCTTCAGGTCAGACATAGGCGAGGATGGTTGGCCCATCGACAAGAACCACCCCACGTACAAGGGCTTCGTGCGCTAAGGCGTTGAACTGTCTACACAACCACGCCATCAGACGATGCAACCTGTGTGCGATCAGTGGTCCAAGCCCTCACGCGATACAACCTGATGGGTTGTGGCAGAGAATAGCATTCTAGCTGATTTCGTTGTGTAAGCTATTGATGTTGCTTGGTTATTTACTGTTCCTTAGATCTAATAGTCCAATGATTTCAATAGCTTGATCGATCTGCCCTCAGTCGATGTGCTGTTTCAATTATCTCAATCATATCAATGGGTTGCACTACATGGGGTCAATATCACTTAGCACACCCCAGTCTGATACCTCCCTCGTAAATCATTGATATAATTAGGGTATTGGGCCGGATTTGAGAGGGTGGGGGGGCATCAGCGGAAATTCGGAGTTCCTTGAGGTTCCGGCGCGGCGGCGCTCGGTTCCAAAAAGAAAATCCTTCTACAACTACCCGTTTTTACAGGAGGTTTATGCTAAATGGCGAAGGTATCTGAACCTTCCGGAAAAATACAACCGGAAGATGCATCTGGAACAAAAGTTCCGCCCATGATCCCCGGCACACAACCTGAGCCCCTTGAGGAACTCAACGAGGAGGAGCGGGTCGAGTGGCGCAAATTCACGTCCCGCATGCCCATCGACTGGTTCCCGCCGGAAACGTGGCCGATGCTGGCGCAGTTGTGCAGCCACATCTGCCAAGCCCGCTGGGTCCGCCAGTGCCTGCAGGAAGTCCGGGCCGGGCTGCTCGATCCAACCGACGAGGACGCGCTGAACGCCCTGTGCAAGCTGCAGAGCCTGCACGACCGCGAGGGCCGGGCGATCACCGCGCTGATGGTCCGGCTGCGCCTGTGCAGCCAGCAACGCATCCCTGACGCCGACGTGGCCGACCGGGCGCGGGACCGGGTCAAGAACGAGCATGTCGAGGTGCCGCCGTGGGCCGCGAGTGCCCGCATGATCGCGGCGGGTGAGCGTCCGCAGTGATCGATCTGGGCAAGTTGATCGCCGACCGGCAGGACCAGTTGCGTGGCCGACCGCGCAACTGGCGCGACGATTTTAACGACTGGCGCGCACGCATCGATTGGGACGGTGTCATTCTCCGGTTGGGCGTCGTTGTGATCGGCGTCGGTGTTCTTGTCAGTACGATGATTGTTGTTGCGGCGCTGCTGTCGCCATGACCGACGCCGAACTGCTCGACCGGCCGATCACGCCTGCGGAACGCGCCGAGCGCAACATCGCGTGGTGCGAGCGTTACCTGTTCCTGCCCGAAGGCAAGCACGTCGGCGAACAGCTCGAAATGGCCGAGTTCATGAAGGAGGATTTCCGCGCCATCTACGGCAACAAGCACGGCACCCGCCGGGCGCTGATCTCGCGGGGTCGCAAGAACGCCAAGAGCGTTGAGTGCGCCTGCATCGTGCTGCTGCATCTATGCGGCCCGGAATATCGCCCCAACGGCTCGCTATATTCGTGCGCGCAAAGCAGAGACCAAGCCGCGATCATCTTCGACCGCGCATCGAAAATGGTGAAGCTGTCGCCCGTTCTCAGACGTGTCGTGAAAATCCGCGAGAGCGCGAAAGAGCTGCGCTGTCCCGGCGTCGGCACGATGTACAAGGCGCTCAGTGCCGAGACCAGTACCGCGTTCGGCCTGTCGCCTGTGCTGACGATCCACGACGAACTCGGTCAGGTCAAAGGTCCGCGCTTCCCGCTCTACGAGGCGATGGAGACATCGACGGCAGCGCAGGACGAGCCGCTCACGGTGGTGATCTCGACGCAGGCCTCAACCGATGCCGATCTGCTCAGCCTGTTGATCGACGACGCCAAGACCGATGCCGACCCGCGCACCATCCTGCGGCTCGACACCGCGCCGATGGACGACGACCCGTTCAGCGAGAAGACAATCAAGAAGGCCAACCCGGCGCTCGACATCTTCATGAACAAGTCCGAAGTGCTGGCGATGGCCGAGGACGCCCGGCGTATTCCGGCCCGCGAAGCCGAGTTCAGGAACCTGATCCTGAACCAGCGCGTCGAGGCCTCCAACCCTTTCGTCACTCCGTCGATCTGGAAGTCCTGCGGCGAAGCGGTGTTGCCGTTCGCCTCCACCACGCCGCTGTACGGTGGGCTCGATCTCTCTTCCGTCGCTGACTTGACCGCGCTTGTCCTCATAGGCCAGCCCAACCAGAAGAAGTGGCACGTCCATCCGACCTTCTGGTTGCCGAAGGAAGGCCTCGCCGACAAGTCGCGGCTCGACCGCGTGCCCTACGATGTCTGGGCCAAGAAGGGATTTCTGGAGACCAGCGAAGGCTCGACCATCAAGTACGAGAACGTCGCCAAGATCCTGCGCGACCTGTTCAACCAGTACAACATC